ACGATGCTGCCATTGCTCCGTACCAAACTCATTTACAAAGATTAGGCGTAGATGCACCGACCGCCATTTCTGCCCTGATGCGTGCTGATACCATTCTTAGAACATCAGACCCGGTAACGAAAGCGCAGTATTTTTCCCAGTTGGCGAGAGAATACGGCATTGACCTGAACAACGTGCAGGAACCGCCACAACTCGACCCACAAACAAATTATTTAATGAGCGAGCTGCAACAGTTGCGCAATCAGCAACAAATGTGGCAAAATCAGATACAACAGCAAGAGCATGCTAGGGCTAATTCTGAATTAACCAAGTTTGCGACTGCTGACAAAGCGCACTTCGACGCTGTGCGCGGTGATATGGCCGACTTGCTGGAAACCGGCAAAGCCAAAACACTAGAAGAAGCGTACGACATGGCTGTATGGATGCGTCAAGATATCAGGCAATCCCTGTTAGATCAGCAACGCGCAGAAGCCCAAAAGAAAGCATTAGAGCAAGCACAAGCGCAAAAAGCGAGAACCGCTGCGGTAAGTGTAAAAGGCTCTAGTCCTGTTTCTGGTGGGGTTCAGCCCGGTACTAAAGGTTCGCTGCGGGACATTATTGCAGCGCAATTTGATTCTAACTGAAAGGATAGCCGATCATGGCCACTTTTGCAGGTTTAAGCGACATTGTCGCAACCACCGTTCAATCTCGTTCCGGCACTTTAGCCGACAGCACTACCAACAACAACGCACTGTTATACAAACTCAAAGAGCGCGGTAACGTCAAGCCATTTTCCGGCGGTAACGTTATTCTTCAAGAGGTTATGTATAACGATCCGGCAACAGAAAATGCTGGCTCTTTCTCAGGGTATGACATTATCGACATTACCCCGAACAGCCCAATTTCTTCTGCTCAGTTTGACATTAAGCAATATGCCGCTGCTGTTTCAATGAGCGGTCTGGAAGTGCTGCAAAATGCTGGCAAAGAGCAGATCATCGACTTGCTAGAGGGTCGCGTTCAGGTTGCCGAAGCTCAACTGATGAACGATATCAGCGCTGGTATTTACTCTGACGGCACTGGTAATGGCGGCAAGGATATTACCGGCTTGGCTTTAGCTGTAGCAGCTTCGCCCGGTTCCGGTACTTACGGCGGCATTAACCGTACTAACTTCTCGTTCTGGCGTAACGTAGCTTTTGATGCTACCACTGACGGCGGCGCTGCTGCTTCTGTGGCTAACATTCAATCGTACATGAACCGGGTTGCAGTTCAGTTGGTGCGCGGTGCAGATCGTCCCGATATCATCGTGGCCGGTAATAACTACTATCGTTTCTATCTGGAATCGCTGCAAGCAATTCAGCGTATCACTTCGGAAACGTCAGCCGGTGCCGGTTTCACTAGCCTGAAATACTTTGGTGCCGGTTTTAACTGCGATGTGTATTTGGATGGCGGTATCGGTGGTCAATTGAACACGAACCGCATGTACTTTCTGAATACCAAGTATCTGTTCTTCCGTCCCCATCGTGACCGTAACTTTGTGCCTATTGGCGGCGACCGTATGTCCGTCAACCAGGACGCAATGGTGCGCTTGATTGGCTGGGCAGGTAACTTGACAAGCTCCGGCCCTCGTTATCAAGGCGTTCTGACTGACTAAATAAACGGGGCGTAAGCCCCTATTTCTGAAAGGAATTAAAATGGCTGCACCGTTTACCGTTTCCCCGGTTTTGGGGTGTGATTTCAATACCATCACTCTGGCCGCTGATGTTGGCCCCACTTCTGGCGCAGAAGATGCACCGCAATTGGGTACTCAAACTCTTGGCTCCGATGGTCGTCGTTATGTTTACGCACAAGCTAACGCGACTATTACCGCCAGCACAGCGGTCTGCACAGTCAACGCCACCACGTTTTTAGTGACTGCTACGGGCGGTTCATACCGTTCGCCTGCTGTTGCTATGGCGACTGGTGATCGCGGCTGGTTCTCTGCTGCTTCTGTTTAAGGAGGAAATATGCCTTACCCTGAAAGATTGTGCGGCGTTGGCCTACCTGCTGCCGTTGCCACGCAAATCTGCGGTGATGTGCAAGACAACATTACAGCTGCCGGGTCAACCCAAGGTACTGCGGTATTGTTGAACGGCGATCACTGCATTGTCACTACGGCTGCGGCTGGTACGGGGGTGATTCTGCCGCCGGCACAGCCGGGTGCTGATGTGACCGTGAAAAACCTTGGTGCTAACGCTTTATTAGTCTATCCGGCAACGGGTGGTGCTATTAACGCTTTAGCTGCTAATGCTGGTTTTTCTATTGCGGCGGCTGGCCAAGGTCGTTTTTTAGGTCGTAATAACCTTAACTGGGTTACGTTTTAAGGGCAGGGGCTTCGCGCCCCTGTTTTATCAACGCCTTCGGGCATTTTTAGAAAGTCGATATGAGCAATCCTCAGTCTAGTTTTGTAGAGTTTTTCATGGAATCCGTTGAGTTGAAGTACGAAAGCGAAAAGGCTGGCCGTCCTATTTTTAAGGAAATGCCTTTCATTCGTATTCAACACCCCGGTGATCGTTTGAACATTCTCGAAGTAAAAGCAGACGATCATTACAAACAAAAATATAACCGCCAGTGGCGTGAATTTGAGGCGGGATTGGCTGGCGAAGTGATCGGAACGCCTTTGTCGCAATGGCCGCAGGTAACAAAGTCTCAGTGTAAAGAAGCCGAGTATTTTGGCATTCGCACTGTTGAAAACTTGGCCGAAGTCAACGATGCTGCATTACAGCGTATTGGTATTGGCTGGATGGAATTACGCAAGAAAGCGCGTGATTATCTTGCGGCTGCGGCAGGAAATGCGCCGATTAGCGCGTTGCAGGCTGAAAACGAAAAGCTCAAGCAAGAATTTGAAGCGCTGAAAGCTTCATTGCAAAACCCTGAAATCAAACGCAAACGACAAATCAAAGAGGAAGTCGAGGAATAAATGAATTACACCCTGCTCGAACTGATACAACAAGTCACCGGCGAGTTGGGGTTATTACCAAGTCCGAGCTTTGTTGTCGGCAATACAGACCCGCAGGTCGTTCAATTGCTGGCGCTGGCAAACAGGCTCGGACGTGACATTTCTCGGCAGTATGAATGGCAGAAGCTAAATAAAGAGTACAGCTTCACCACAGTACAAGGGCAGTCGCAATATGCTCTACCTGTTGACTGGCTCAGACAAATACCGCAGACCGAATGGGATAGAACGTCACGATGGCCGCTGATAGGCCCTGCGACTACTCAAGAGTGGCAGATATACAAATCAGCCATTATCAGCCAAGGCCCCAATCTTCGTTTCAGAATAGCTAATAACTTCGTCGAGGTTGACCCTGCGACTGGCGGCCTTGACCTTTCGTTTTTCTATGTCTCGAAAAACTGGATTGATGCTGGCGGCGGGGTTTATCGGTACAAGTACCAAGCCGACACCGACAGAGCGATATTTGACGATTCGCTGATGGTGACGGGTCTAAAAGTACAGTGGAAAGCCTCTAAAGGACTTGACCCTGGCTTAGACTTGCCGGGGTTTATAAACATGCTTGACACGATTAAAGCACAGGACAAGTCGGCACCAAAACTTACACTCGGCGGTTTGCCGCGCAATATATTGCTGACTGAGTGGAACATACAAGACGGCAACTTCCCGAGCTAGTCATGGACAAAAAAGCCCTTATTAAAGCACTACGCGATACCGCACAAAGCGCCTCGAACACCATAGCAAGCGGTGTCTCTGCGCCGGTGGACTTAATAGCCGCTGGGCTTCGCAAAATGGGCGTACCTGTTCCTGAGAATGCGTTGGGAGGCTCGCGCTGGATGGAAGATGTAGGCTTGACCATTCCAGTACAGGATGGAATACCGAAAACCGTAGGCGAAACTTTGGGGATGATTGTGCCTATGGCGGCCACAGCCAAAGCGCCACAAATAGCGGCAGGTGCTAACCGCGCAATTGAAAACGCTATGGCACCAGCTACATTAAACACCCCTGGCTTTGCTGGACAACGCGGGGCGATTGTATGGCACGGTAGCCCACACAAATTCGACCGTTTCGACGCAAGCAAGATCGGAACTGGCGAAGGCGCGCAAGCGTATGGGCATGGGTTGTATCTGGCAGAGTCGCCGGATGTGGCAAAAGCATATCAAACAGCATTAACACATTCTGATGATTACGTTGATGGGCAATTGCTTGATTCAGGAATTCCCAAACATTTTTTGGCGCGCATATTGTCTGACGAATCTGGAAATGTTGAAGCTGCGCGGCAGTCTCTTGCTGTATTAGCTAGACCGGGAGGGGCAAAATCCGTTACCGATTCCGCAAAACAAGCATTAAAATTATTAGATGCTGGCGAGCGCCCAATAGTAAAAACTATTAAACCAGAAGGCGCGCTTTACAAAGTAGACCTACCAGACGAAGCTATAGCAAAAATGCTGGATTGGGATAAGCCATTAAGTCAGCAAGCACCGGAAGTGCGGGCGGCGCTACTAAAGTCAGGCGACAAAACAATAATTAACGCTATAAACGATGCGCCTGTTAATCGCGGCGACTATTGGGAATATGGCGGCAATACGTACGCGACAAAGCGTGAAGCATTGGAAGATGCAACTGGGTTCAATATAACTTCAGGAAGAACAAACTTAGGCAACACTCCCCAAGCCGTTTCTTTGCGACTCAATGAGCTAGGTATCCCCGGCATTCGATACTTAGATCAAGGCAGTCGCGGCGCTGGCGCTGGCACTTCAAACTTTGTGGTATTTCCCGGAAATGAAAACATGCTCAGAATATTGGAGCGCAACAATCAGCCATTAGGCTTAATGGGCATCAAATAATGGCAACAGCACGCGCTACCTCTATTCCCGCCCCAGTTGGTGGTCTCAATGACCGCGATAGCATTGCCGACATGCCTGCTCAGTACGCGCCCATTCTTGAAAACTGGTGGCCATATCCGGGTTACTTAGGCATCAGAAAAGGTAGCGCAAACCACGTTACCGGCTTTACAAACCCAGTGCAAACGCTGGTTGAGTATCTTCCAACGTCAGGCGTATCTAAGCTATTTGCTGCGGCGGGTGGGTCTATATTTGACGTTACAACCGCTGGAACGCTTGGCGCGGCAGTCGTTACCGGCCAGACTTCGGCTCAGTGGCAAGATGCTAACGTGACGACCGCTGGCGGGTCTTTTCTGTACTTAGTGAACGGGGTAGATAAGCCTCAGTTATTCAACGGCACCACCTGGACGGCCATTGATGGTGCGTCGTCGCCTTCGATTACTGGCGTTACAACTACCAGCCTGGTGCATGTTTGCGTGTTTAAGTCGAGGTTGTACTTTGTCGTTAAAAACAGTATGACGGTGGCATTTCTGCCGGTTGGTCAGGTTGGGGGCGCTGCTGGCACTCTTGACTTGTCAAGCGTGTTTAGAAATGGCGGTTCAATTCAGGCTTGTTATACATGGACGGTTGACGCTGGCTCTGGCGCTGACGATCACTTTGTCGTGCTATCTACTAATGGCGAGGTAGCGGTTTATCGAGGAAGCAATCCAGGTGCGGGCGGTGATTTTTCGATCATTGGCGTGTTTCAGCTTGGGCGACCACTAGGCAGACGATGCGCGGCAAAGTACGGCGGCGATCTAGCTGTTAATACGACCGAGGGTGTATTTCCTTTAGGCAGAGGGTTATTGTCCGCAAGTGTCGATAGACGAGTGGCTTTGACCGACAAAATACAGAATAGTGTCTCAATAGCTGCCAATTCTTTCTCGTCAGCATTCGGGTGGCAATTGTGTCTTTTCCCCGAAGAAAACATGATGTTATTGAACGTACCGGCAACCGGCGGGGCGTATCAGTTCGCACAAAACACAATTACTGGCGCATGGACTAAGTTCACCGGCTGGAATGCGAACGTGTTGTTGCGTGCCTCAACAGGGCTTTATTACGCAGACAACACCAAAGTCTACAAAGCGTGGGTGTCTAATGTTGACGTGTCCGCGCCTATTCAATCTGACTGCCTGACCGCCTTCGGTTACTTTGGCAACAAGGCATTCAATAAGTATTTCACCATGGTGCGCCCGTACATTTTAACAAGCGGAAACCCGACTGCTGTTTACGGTCTGAATACAAACTATCTGGCACAAGACCCACAAGGTACGTTAAGTTTTGTCGCACCTACGGGTATGGTGTGGGGTTCAATGACATGGGGTTCAATGGTTTGGGGCGGCGGGTTACGTTCGACGACTGGCTGGAATACTGTCGGGGCGGTGGCAAACTCTGCCGCACTAAGGCTTAAAGTGCAAAATAACGGGGCAGAAGTACGATTCACCAATGTCGATTATGTCTACCAGCCTGCCAACTCTGTTTTATAAGGCTAAATATGTACACTTTTCATGAAGCAAAAATAGCAAACAATTTGCCTGATTTTTGCCGATTGACGAGTGAGCATTACCAAGAAATGAAAGAACGATTAGAAAAAGAT